TTCAGTATCAAATCTTTGAATAGGCGTAATACTTTTGATCAATTGTTCATAAGTTTCTTTAGTGATAGGCTCATAAGGAGCTTGTGCATATCCTGTTTCTTCATATTTCAAGAAAGAAACTGCCTTAAGTCTAGTCTCGTACATCTCTAATGCATCTTTTAGCTGACTAGCTTCTTCAGGCTTGAAAGTTACTGTAATAGAAACTGAATTATCCGCCCAATAATGCTGATATTGTGCTGCCATTTCTAGCTGCTCCCACATTGAAACTGATCTCTTCCCTTTTTGGAAATAAGGTTCATGCACAGGAAACTCAACACATACGGTATTAGGCGAATACTGATCATCCTCCATATTATAACCTGCTTCGGCTAAAGTTTTAAGCAATTCTGAATCTTTTCCAAATCTAATCCGTCTAATATAATACTCGTCTTCTGGAAAATGAATACCGGGCGTTGAACCGTTGAGCAATGATACAGTTCCGCTTGGCTTGATGCTAGTCATGCGAATGGACTTAGGAATACAAAGCCAGTTAGAATACTTTTCATCAAGCTCTGTTACATATTCATATGCTCGATCGCACCAGTTAAGCATTTCTCTTTTTCCATGTTTGTTGAATGCTTGAACAACACCGGACTGAGATAATCCAATGCGACGGTTCTTCAACATCTTCGCATTTGTCTCTGGCCAATGCGTATTTGACAATGTGATGGTCTTGCCATACAAATAAGCAATCTTCAATGTTCTAAGATAATCTTCATAATCCTCATGCTTAGCTGGGAATGTTTCAACTAAACAGCACAATTCAGCATCTTCTAGCTGTTGTTCAACACAAGGATTAAAACCAGCCACATTGATATCATCAAAGCGAGGACCATCTTTAAAGCGCCCACGTGTGCGCGCATTATCAAGCCAGATGTATCCAGGCTCGCCGTTCTTTTGTGATTGCTCTGCATGCCAGGTGTAATCCATACCAACAATTGCGTTAAAAGAATTATTTGAACCCCAACGATGATGATAAAGTTTTTCTTGATCATTCTTCATCTCAAGATATTGTCGATCATCATGAGCACCCATCGCCAACGCAGCAGAGCGACGAACATTGCCAGCTACAACACAACGCCCAATCAAATTCTCAGTATCTACAATATCAACAGATGTGACGGGCTCACCAATCTTAGAAGTATACAATTCAGTAAGATTTTTATGCAATTCAATTAGTGGACCTGCGCCTGATGAAGTGCCGCCGAATCCACGGATGGGCGTTCCTTCTGGGCGAATAGCCGAATAATCAAACTTAGGCACCTTGTTGCCAAAAAAGAACCCATCAAGCAGAGTATGTACAGAATCAACCCAGCCTTCTCGCGAATCATCAATAACCAAAGTATCGTTAGTGTATTGAGGCTCCTTGATAGTAACCGTATTCTCTCCCTCGGTATCAAAACCAACTCCAATACCAACCATCAAGGCATCCATCATCCACGCAAAGAGATAACCACCCTTAGTTGCGAGGTCGCGAGTTGAACGGAAAGCACAATTAAATAAACCAGCCGCAGTGCGTTCTTCAATAAATTTAGTGCCCATCATCCATAAACCACGACCAGGAGGCGTCCACTTAAGATTAAACAAACGATCATAGGCATCTTTTGCGGTGCGCTGCGCTTTGTTGTCGTTCCACTCAAGACCAAGCAAGAAAACATGCTGCTTCTGCATATTGAACATGCCTTCAATAACACGACGACAAGTTTGCCACCACTCTTCTGTACCAGTGGCTTCTGTATCAAATTCATTTAGGCGCCTTGCATATGTGCGTTTAAAGGTCACATAACCTAATGGTCCCCAAGGCACTTCTTGTTGCTTATAAGGTTCGATAAATGTATCTGATAGTCTAAATCTACGGATATTGTTTAATGTTCTCATTTGCGTTTTCCTTTTCTTAATTTGGTGTATTTTTCTGATAATAATTTTTGTTGTGCTGCTGGGTTTAACGCCACTGGAGCAGTTGCGACTTGTGTTTGACCATGTGCAACATTTGCAGGTTTAGGTAATATTTTGATTTTAACATTTGATGTGTCCATAAATATCGGATAAACCATGCCATCTGGTCCATTTCTATTTTTGGCAATAAAGATCTTGCCTTGATTGTTTTGCTTGTCCTCGATTGTGCGCGAAACAGAAAAGATGAAGTCAGCCACAAAACATTTGTTGAATGCTTCTGAAATTTGCTCCATCGTAATAACTTCTGCGCTCAATCCAGAGCGATTTGTTTGCGATGCAGTCCAAATAGGACATTCAAATTCTGTTGATAGTGCCCTTAGTTCTTCATAAATTGATTCTAGTTCTGCTCTTTTTTCTTTTCTAACTGTAACTGGCTTTAAAAGATCTGCGTAGTCTACAATGACCATACCAGGCTTTATACCACGTTTAATAAGGCGAGAGAGATGTGCTCGTATTGTGTTAGTGGATGCTGACTTTGTGGGATACTCTTTGATATATAGAGAACCATCCAATTGTTTGATCTCTTCATAGACTTCTTCCTTGAAACTTTTAATATCCGAAAGTGGATATCCCGTCAAGCAACTATCATAACGATTGCCAATAACAGTATCTTGCAACTCAAGAGTGTAGTGTATGACTGTTTTGCCTTCTCTCAAGGCATTTGCACCCAAGTGAACAAGAATCATGCTTTTACCTGCACCAGTTGGAGCAATCACAACACCCAGTTCACTTTTACCTAAACCCCCTCCAACAATAGCATCGATATCTTTCCATCCGGTTGTAACTGGATTGCGGTGTTTTGGTTTAAACCGTTCTTCAAAGTCAGCCATATAATCATAACCAAAATTGTTTTCAGAACCAAGTTTGAGAGACTCGTTAATAACTTTTGAGATCTCATCAAACGAACAGCTTTGAAGCAAGCCGACAGATTTCATCATCGCTTCTTTAAGATTCTGCTTGCGACAAAAATCTAACGATGTTTCTTTGATATAGTCATTATCATGAAGCTCGCGTGTATGAATGCGAGCAAAATATTCACGTACCTGCTTTTGGGTAACTTCGTCTTCACTTTCAAGCTCAGTACGCATGATAGTCTGCATTGCATCTACTGATGGGTGTGTATTATACTTTCCCCTATATGTTACAATTTTACGTAGAAAAACTTGAAGATATTCAAGCTCTAAGAAGTTAATATCCAGCACTTCTGTGATTTGATCCGCGAACGGTCTGTCTTCAAAAATTAGCTGAACAAGCCCTTCTTGGAAAGTTTTTCCGTACTTTCCAAAACTTGCTTTTTCTGCGATCATTAATGCCCTCTGGTTGTGTTTTTTAATTATATCTATTTTTATGCGAAAGTCAAGTTGAATTTTAAAAACTTTCTATGTTATTGCTTTTCTTTAAGTTTTTAATTGCACATAATAATAGTATTTCAATGATTATAGTTACGAATTATCGCATTAAAAGCCATTTCTAAATCTGACGTGTTTAGCTCACCAAAGCCATCATTTGCCCTCATTTTAAGAACTTCTGTTTTGTTGTAAAAAGGTTCAAAATTTTCCACAGCCTCTTGTGTAAATTGCTTTGCTTGAACAGACATTTGGGGCGCGTAAAGTTGCATCATTTTATAGTTGTGTTCCACCAACTTTTTATTCTCGATCACATTGTTGTAAAACTGTACACGCGATCCTTTTGTGCTTTTGACGCAATAGTCAAGAACGTCTGGGATGTTGTAGTCTTTGTCCTCGGATAGAAACGGCAATCGCTTTTGGATCGTCTTTAATCCTGCGCCTTTAATGCCAGGCAGATTATCGGACGCATCACCAGCCATCGCACGAGCAAGCGCCATATTGCGAGGGTGAACACCAGTTGTCTCAACGATGCGCTTTGTATTAAGCATCTCGTTAGCGGTGGGGCGCCATAATACAGTTTCATCATCACATAGCTGCATGAAATCCCTATCGTTTGATACGATAATCTTTTGCCAGCCATCGTAGTGCTGCATCTGCGTAACATAAGAAATAATGTCATCAGCTTCAATCTGAGGAATCAGGACTTGAATAATCGGCATCTCGTTCATGTACTCAATGATTCGCTTCTGCTGCCACATCTTGTTGGCAAGCTCTTCATCTTCCGTCAGGTTACGGATAGCGCGATTAAGGCGAATAGGCTTTCTACCTGCCTTGTAGTTCTTGTCCATGGTCTTGCGCTTGCGAGAGCCATCGGGACCATCCCACGCAATGATAATATTGTCCGGCTTCGTCTCGCGGACCAGCTTCTGCAGAATTTTAATAAAACCCTTCAACCCGCCTATTGGTTGACCATTGGTAGATATTGACGGGTCAACTATATACGCCCTTAGCATGGCATTTAACGCGTCGACGATTAATACTCTTTTTTTATTCATTCTTCCCTCCAACTTCTGTTAGCAAGAATGTGCTTAATGCATCCTTTGCTGACACCATATTCATTTGCTAGTTTCATTTGACTGATATTCTCCTCTGCGTATCTTTTTCGGATCTCTCTCACCAAGACCCAATTCATAACGCTGTTATGGTTATTTTCGCCGCTTCTAGCAGCACTCATTTTTTGTTTAGTCTCTTTGGTATGTTTGCGATTTTTCATAGGCGAGGGGCGCCCCTGGAGGGTCTCGCTAATCTTCTTTTTTACCTCTTCTGGTGTTTCAACGCCTTTATTCCAAGGAACTTGTCCTTTATGAGCTTCACTCATCTTTTTGCGTGTTTCAGCAGAGCAAGCATTTGGATCGGACCAACGCTTCATAGAAGAGGTTCTCATTTTTTCTCTTGTTTCTTCCGTAATCGGTTTTCGGTTTTTACCAGCTATACTCATTTTCCTTTTTGTTTCTTCGCTACGTTTTAAGCCTTTCCTAGATTTACTCATTCTTGCTTTTGCTTCATCAGTATGACGATAACCCAAGCAGTTTTTAGCAGTGGGGCTGTTATTGTAGCCTATTTCTTTTTCATAAGATTTATAGAGATCTAAATAATGCTGCTCTCTTTCGATCAAAAGATTTGGATCTTCAACATCTTCCAAGATTGAAAAAACAAAAGCATCTTCACCATAGTGATACCACGCTCTTTGAAGATGTTTAGAATGATGTTTCATCTTTTTTAGGTCGCTCCTATGTTGAGACCATCTTGCTTTTATATTGATCGAAGAACCAACATAGATTTTATTGTTTTTTGTGTTTTTTATTTGATAAATACCAGATATCATAGCTTATCCTCCTATAATATATAGTCGGGTCTGCCAAATAAGTGCTAAAATAAATAATCTCTTTTCATACTGCCACCTTTTGATTTAGTATATCACGATATCGTAGCAATGCAATTTCTTTAAATTTGCACTCCAGCATCACATCAATACAGTGACCGTAATCATTGAAATCTCGCACAACATAATCAGAGTGCGCTTGCGGCTTAATCTTGGGATTATCATATTCAACAGAGCGACTCTCGGCATAGTGTACTACGGGGATAATATCTTTTGGCCAAGTAGACAATGCCATTTCAAGTGCCTCTTGTTCGGTTTGACCACCTGGATGCAACATGTAGTGATGGTAATCAAACACAATAGGAATACCGATACGTTTGTAAACACCTTCGTATAGCTCTTTGGTGGAATACAAAGATACTTTATCGTCATTCTCAACTGTCAGGCGTGAACGCACATTTTCTGGCAGGCGTTCAAAGTTACGACAGAAGTTGTCAAGCGCAAATGGCTTATCTCCATAAGCTGCGCCAACATGAATATTAAGTTTAGCGTAGGGCGTGCGAGGCAAACCGATCATATCAAACAAATCGCCATGCACCTTGAGATCCTTGTAAGTTAGCTGAAAAACACTTTCTTTTGGAGAAGCCAGCTTGTTGAATGGACCAGGGTGTGATGTGAGGCGCATGCCATGTTCACGAGCAAAATTACCAGCCTTCATGCATGCAGCAAGAATAAGATTGTAATCTGGCAACTCTTCCATTTCGTATTCGCTAGCCCATGGAATAATATCTGATGAGAGGCGATAGAAATAAATATTATTTTCTAGGTTCCATTCTAGGATCTTGTATAAATCTCGCACATTTTGCAATGCAAGCTCTGAAGCGTATGCAATCCCGCGCTCTTTGAAAGTACGCTTGATCATACTTCTATTGGTGGTAATCCGCTTTGATTTAGGTCGGTCTGAAAGTGTTTTGCAGATGCAGGCATAGCCGTAATTTCTCATAGTTTGTAACTCCCAGCAAATTTGCTGTTGATAGTGAACACGACGCGCTTTATGCCAACATGTTGCATTGCTGCTTTGCACATAGAGCACGGTTTTGATAATTTGTAATCTTCTTGTTT